CTTCTTAATCTTATTAGTAGTTTTCATATATTCTTGATTAGAGGGCTTTATGCCCTCTTTTCTTTTATAGTACAATAAATTACTAGTTTTTCTATTATATAATATATGATACAAGCAATTACTGAAACTAACTTAACTACCTACTTACAGACAGAAGATAATAGGATTGATACTTCTGTACCTTCAAGTAAAATTAGACACTTGTTAAAGTTTACAAATGATATGGATAAGTCGGTGCAATATGCTTATGCTCGTACTGAAACAATAGAAAATAGAAAAACAAAATTTGAGTTTGTTTATAATGCTACTCCTAATGTTTACACAGGAAGAATAAAATTTTTGCCTTCAGGATATTGGAAGTACGAAGTTTATGAGGTTAGTTGGATAGGTACAGTAACACTTAGTGATGGAAATGCACCTATAACGGAAACAGAAGTATTGACACCTGCTGCTGATGATAAAGGAGTCGTTCAGGGTTTAGTAACTAAGGGTAAGATGTATGTAGCAGATAAAGCAGGAACAGCACAAGTACAATACACACAAAGGCAAGAGCCAAGTGGAACAAATTATATATATTACGGACAATAAAAATTAAAAAATGGCAATAGAAAATGTACAACAGCTCTTAACTGAGCAATTAGGGAAAAACGGAAGCACGGAAATATTTACAACAGCAGCACAAACTAGCAAAGATTGGTACTGCGTTTACTTTCCTGTTGATAGTGTAGTATCTTCAATAACAGTTGCAGATGCAACAGGAGAATCAGCTTTAGAAACGACACTAATTGCAGGAACTACCCTCTTTATGAATGTTACCGCCATAACTCTCACGAGTGGAATTGGTATAGGTTATCACGAAGGGCCAACTACATAGAATATGTTAAAACTAGGATCATCTTTAAGTTTACCAAGTTTAAAAAGAATAGTTTTCTCACCGCCACAAGTGCAGAATCTTTTTCATCATTTTTCTTTTCAATGGGGGGTATCTTCTGATGAAGATGCTTCAGGTGGTGCTTTATCTCCTGCACACGCAACTTCAGGAACTACTATTGTAGGCGGACAATCGCTTGGGGTAGGTGTAGGAACAATGTCGACTACTGATAAGGTAAATGAGTGGATAGATATAATGGATAACTCGCTAAGTGTAAAAGCTGTGCAAACTACTTCGGCTGATAAACCAACTTGGGGTACTTATGGAACAGCACCTGCTAGTGAAAAGCCAATGATTTTATTTGATGGAGATACTTTTATGGATATTAATACTAATATAGATATTGCAGCAAATCAAGATTTTAGTATTATGGCTCACGTTGTGTTTACTAATACAAACGCTAGAGCTATGTATGGTTCAAACGCAAATAATTTTTTTAGAATTAATAACGAAGAAGGGTTTAGGTGTAAAATTGGTGGATCAGGCAATAGTAACTTTACTGAAGTATCTGACACAATAACACTAAATACCGACTATTTTGTTACAATACAAAGAAGTAATGGTGCAACAGGAAGGTTAGCGGTTTATGTACATTCTGAAGGACTTTACGAAGATAAGACTTGGGGTTCTACTACAAATAATGATCCTGATGCTTTTACTATTAATAATATAGGTGCAGCCGCAGATGACAGTATGAATTTTACAGGAATTTTCAAAAACCTTTTTATATATAAAGGCGCTGCTTTAACAAGTGATAATAGAAAATCACTATACACTTATTTAACATCTTTGTTGTAATATAAAATATAAAATATGAAAGATAATATAATTTCAGTAAATTTAGAAACAGCAACAGCACCTATCATTAAAGAGGTTAGAGGGCGTGATTATATAGAATACGGAACTGATGATTGGCGTAACTTATACCCTCAATTCTTAATTGACTTATATTACAATTCTTCAACACACGCTGCGATAATAAATGGTACTGCTGAAATGATAGCAGGAGAAGATTTAATAGCAGTTGATGAAGATGTAAATTTAGAAGCTTATGTAAAGCTAAAAAAGTTTATGCGACACGCAAACGGAAAAGAAACTTTACACCAAGTAATAAAAAAAGTAGCTTTTGATTTTAAGCTTCAGGGTGCTTACGCTATTCACGTTATATGGAATAGAGAAAGAACTGAAATTGCTGAAATATATCACGTTCCTGTTGAAAGAGTTAGAGCAGGAAGGCCAAACGAATTAGGACAAGTAGACACTTATTATATTAGTGCAGATTGGGGTAATACAAGAACACACAAACCTTACCCAATAACAGCTTTTAATACTAAAGATAGAACTGCGGCTAGTCAATTAATTTACACAGGAGCATATTCTCCTAATATGGATATTTATCATACACCTGATTATCTAGCTGCGTGTAATTGGGCGTTAGTAGATCAAAGAGTTGCTGAATTTCATTTAAACAATATAGAGAACGGCTTTAGTGGCTCGTATTTTATTTCTTTCGCAAATGGTATTCCTACTGCTGAAGAACGTAGACAAATAGAACAAAGTTTAGCAGATAAATTTACAGGTGCTAAAAACTCAGGAAAGTTTGTATTAACTTTTTCAGATGATAAAACAAGAACACCTGAAATAACACCAATAAGTGTATCTGATGCTGATAAGCAGTATTTAGCACTCCAAGAACTTCTAGTGCAAAACATTCTCACAGGGCATAGGGTGACTTCTAAGACACTTATGGGTATTGATAGTACCAATGGCTTCTCAAGTAATACAGATGAGCTTATAAACGCTGCAAACTTTTACTTAAATACTGTTGTTCGTCCATTTCAATTAAATATCCTAGACACTTTACAAACTATATTCTCAGTAAATAATATGGATATGCCTGTTGAATTTGTACAATTAAAACCAATAACAGTTCAATTTGATTCTAAGACTATAAGAGAAGTAATGACGCAAGATGAAATTAGAGAGGATATTGGGTTAGCACCGCTTGATGATGATGAAGATACAGTAGAACAAGATGTAAAACTTTCTAAAGTCGGTATGATAGATGGTGAACCTGTTTTTAGTACAATCGAAGAAGCAGAAGAACACGCTATGATAAAAGGTTGTAAAGGTTATCACGAACACGAGTTAGAAGGAGAAACTGTGTATATGGCTTGTGATAAACACGAAGAAGCAACTGAAATGAAAGCAGAAAAAACAGAATTGCAAAAGTTTATTGATGAATGCGGAGAAGATATGTCTGAAGAATGGGAATTGATAGAAGAAGAAGTAGTAGACGGAGAGCATCAAGATTTTAATTTTGAAGAAGTTTTAAATCAAGCAGCTAACGAAAAGCTAGAATTAGCTAGTACAGGTACAGCTAGGCCAAACGCTAGAAGTAGTCAAGATGGTACTAATAAATCAGATAATGATTTTTATAAAGTTAGATATGTTTATACTAAAGATAACTTCTTAAAACAAGAAGGAGAAACTAGAGAATTTTGCAGACTAATGATGGCTGCTAAAAAAATATATAGAAAAGAAGATATTGTGCGACTTAACAATATTGCAGTCAATCCGGGTTGGGGGCCAAGAGGTGCTGCAACTTACTCAATATGGTTAGCCGATCAACACGAAGATTGTTGTAAGTCTAAAAAAACCGCACTCTATAAAGGTGGCGGTAATTGCCATCACTTTTGGCTAAGACAAATCTACAAAACTTCATTAAGAGGTGCAAAAAGTAAGATAAACTCTAGTCAATTAATATCTTATACAAAAGCAAGAAGTGAAGGGTTTACTGCTGAAAAGAATGATAATTTAGTAGCTAGGCCGCCAAAGAGAATGAAAAATAACGGATTTTTAGAACCACGATAATATGGCATACGTTTTATTTATATCAGAACAAAAATTAAAAGATTCAACAGCAATAAATCTTAATGTTGATACTAATCTACTACTTCCTTTTGTAAAAGAAGCACAAAAGCTTTATGTTGAAACAGCTTTAGGAACTGACTTAACGCAGAAACTTAAAGACTTAATAACAGCAGGTACTATTGGAAACGTGGGCAATGAAGCCTATAAGACTTTAGTAGACGAATATGTTGGCGATATGCTTCCCGGATATGCTCTTTACCACGCTATACCATATCTTCGTTTCAAAGTAGAAAATGGTAATATTTACTCTAAAACCTCAGAAACAGGAAACGCTTTAACTACGGAAGAAGCACAACATTTGAGAGAAGAAGTAATGAATACAGCAAGTTATTATAGAGAAAGACTAATAGACTATGTAAGAGATAACACAAGTAGCTTCCCTGAATTTTCAACTAATAGTGGATCTGATGTTTCTCCTTCAAGTGAAAACTACTATGCAGGAATGAATCTTGAAAAACCAACAAATAGAGGAACTAAACTTACACTAAGAGATTTTTTAACTCCTGATTTAACATAATGAAGAAATATTATAAACCTAAAAAGACTAACATAACTAAGCTGAAGTCCTACTTGGAAAGTAAGCCCAAAACAAAAACGAATGAACGATCTAAAAGACACGCTACAAGTAGGAATAGCTAATGGTTCGGCTATCGGTTTTAGTATAACTGATTGTAACGAAATTTTAACACTTGTTTCACTTATACTTGCTATAAGTTTCACTATTTATAAATTTGTAAAATTTAAAAAATGAAAAGAATAATTTGTAACATAATATACAGACTAACAGGACAACAATATTGTTTTAAATGGTGCGATAAAAATTGCGCTAATAATGAATAATATGAAAAAGAGAAAACTAAACTT